AGCGCCGATTTACCCCCGAGACCAAAACGAAAAACAACGGGTGGTATCAAAAGGAGAATATTTGGGAGAAGTAAAGCAGATTAAGAGGGTGGCTGTTGATAAGCTAATCCCTTATGTGAATAACGCCAAACAGCACTCAGAGGAACAGATAACAAGGCTTGCAAGTAGTATCAGAGAGTTCGGGTTCGTTAATCCTGTTTTGGTTGATAAAGACCTCAATGTGATAGCGGGGCATGGACGGATAGCGGCGGCAAAGAAGCTCGACCTCAAAGAGGTTCCTTGTTTATTTGTGGAGGGCTTAACCGAGGCGCAGCGCAAGGCTTATATTCTGGCTGATAATAGATTGTCGGAGATCGGAACCGAGTGGGACATGGATCTGGTCACGAGCGAGCTTGAAATGTTGCTCGATAATGATTTTGATATAGATTTGACCGGGTTTGAATTGCCGGAAGAACGGGAAGAAACTGAAATCAAAGAAGATGAAGTCCCGGAAGAAGTCGAAACCCGATGCAAGCTCGGCGACTTGTGGCAATTAGGCGAGCATAGATTGATATGCGGTGACAGTACGGATGTGAATGTCATTGATAGGCTTATGGATGGGGTAAAGGCTGACATGGTATTTACAGACCCACCATACGGCTACAATTATCAATCTAATATGCGAACAAAATCAGAGAAATTTGATGTATTGGAAAATGACGATAAAATATTGGACTTTTTCCCGAACTTGCTCGGAAGAGTAAAAGGATTTGTGATGATATGTACCACTTGGAAAGTCTTGGATAAATGGTTGCCGCTATTCAAACAATATTTTGATTTGTCTAATATGATTATATGGGATAAAGGCGGTGGCGGTATTGGGGATTTGAAACATACATTCTCAACCGATTACGAAGTGATTTTGTGTGCTAATAATGGCGAGGAAATCAGAGAAAAACGTATTGGTAGCGTATGGAGCATCGGAAAAGATAATGCAAATGATTACGAACATCCAACACAAAAGCCCGTTGAGTTATCCGCAAATGCAATTAGACATACAACCGATAAAGGACAAGTGATACTTGATTGCTTCGGCGGTAGTGGTAGCACACTAATAGCTTGTGAACAGTTAAACAGAAAATGTTTTATGTGCGAGCTTGATCCGCATTATTGCGATGTAATAATTCAGCGGTGGGAAAATCTCACCGGGCAAAAGGCGGCGCTTTTGAATGAATGAAACCGAAATCAAGGCAAGAGCCGAGGAAGAACAAAACAGAATAACGGATCTTCTGTCAGAAGTCGGCATTTCCGATAAGCGCATGAAACTTCTGGAGCCGATCATTCTGAATACGGCATGGATGAAAGCGAAACTTGATGATGCCAGGGAGGCCATAAAAAACAGCAATATCGTTATTTCCTATGATAACGGCGGCGGCCAGAAGGGCATCCGAGAAAATCCGCTCTTCAAGGGTTATGAAAACCTCTGGAGGGCATACATACACGGCATGGACAGGATTTTGTCAGCCTTACCGGATGAGATAGCAACAGAACAACGGATTGAGATGGAAAAACCCAAGACAATGCTGGAATTAGTGAGGAATAAGCATAAGAAAGAAGCATGAAGGGAAGTCAAGAACCGAGAATAAAAGTGGAGCCGACTCGCACCGAAACAGATGGTGAAGATGCGGCTCTTTTAATGTCCGAATATGGATATAAGCTCGACTTATGGCAAAAGGATGTTATAAATTGCTGGCTTGGCAAAAAAAACAAAAAATACAACGTTACATCGGCAGGGCTTTCGTTACCAAGGCAAAACGGTAAAAATGTTTGTTTAGAGGCTCGGGAATTTTACGGGATGGTTATTAGCGGCGAGCGGATATTACATACCGCTCATCAGGTAAGAACTTCTAAAAAATCATTTAGACGGCTTGCGGCGATGTTTACAGACAAGAGGCATCCTGAGGTTACGGATATCGTTAAAAATATCCGCTATACCAACGGAGAGGAGTGTATCGAGCTTGATAACGGTGGTTCGATAGAATTTTCCGCCAGATCCAGGCAAGCAGCGAGAGGTTTTGACGGCATTTCCCTTGTGGTTTTTGATGAGGCGCAAGAGTTGACAGATGATCAAGTTGAGGCAATCATGGCAACGCTTTCGGCATCCGTAACAGGGACAAGGCAAATTATTTACACAGGCACTCCGCCTTATCCAAATTGCCCCGGGGATGTTTTTCGCCGCCGGCGGTCTGTTTGTTTAAGTGATCCGTCTATTCATGACGCTTGGCATGAATGGAGCGTTGACTCCGACGGGATAGACAAAATCAACACAGAAGATAAAACGCTGTGGTATATGTGCAATCCGGCGTTAGGGACAAGGCTATCGGAAGATTTTACCGCAGAAGAGCAACGGTCAATGAGTGCGGATGGTTTTGCCCGTGAACGGTTAGGCTGGTGGGCGCCTATGCTTGAAAATGCAATTAATTATGCTATTCCGGCGAGCGTCTGGGACGCCTGCGTGTCGGATCAGGAAAAGCCCGAAGGAAAAACAGCGTATGGCGTCAAGTTTTCCATGGACGGCTCGAAGGTGGCTCTTTGTGGTGCGGTCATTCCGGAGGACGGTCCTGCACGGATAAGCCTTATAGAGCTGAAATCCACAAGCCACGGTACACAATGGCTTGCCGACTGGCTCAATGCCAGATATGAAAAAGCGGCCTGTGTGGTAATAGATGGACGAAACGGCGTTGATGTATTGGTTGAGAAAATCAAAGATACATGGAAAGCCAAAAACTCCATTGTCAGGCCGACATTAAAGGAAATAATTGCCGGTGTGAGTATGCTGATGGATGGATTGGCAGAAAAACAGCTCACATGGTACAAGGGACAGGAAATATTAAAGGATAGCGCCGTTACTTCTGTTAAGCGTCCGATATCGGGAGGCTGGGGATTTGGTGGCGATAATTCCACGCCAATAGAAGCGTGCGCCCTGGCATTGTACGGGGTGAAAACGTGCAAAAGGGATCCTAAGCGTAAAATGATGATAGGTTAAAGTCATGAGGTTAGATTTACATTCGAGTCAGATCAAAGGTTTAAGTGAATATGAGGCTCCAAGATTAAATAAGGTTATTGATGTGTTTAATGCTCATGAGGGCGGCAATATAACAAAGAACCGCTATTATGAGGGTAAAATATCAGTTGCCGAGGTTAATCTTGGGATTGCACTCCCGGAGAGCATCATGAAGTTAGAGATCGGGTGTGCATGGGGCGCGAAGTGCGTTGATGTACTCGCCGCTCGGTCAATGTTCGACGGATTTGTCGGAATTAACGGTGAGGACGTGGAAGATCTTGACCAGATCGTGGTTGATAATAATCTTATCGCGGAATATATCAAAGCATGTCGGGACGAGCTGAAATATGGGTGTACCTTTGCGACATTATCCCGGGATGATGATATTGGCGTGAAGATACGCTTTCATTCTCCTCAGACGGCAGCGGCTTTGTGGAACGGTGAAAAAGGACGTATTGATTGCGGTATTGCGATAATAGATAGCGTCCGGGATGAAAAGGATCAGGATAAATGGATCCCGTCCATTGTAAATTATTACACTGATGATGCGATTTGGGTGCTTATCAGGGTAAATAATGACTTTTGGAATGCTTCGTACTTCCCCCACGATATGAAACGGCCTTTAATGGAGCCGCTTATCTGGAACGCAACATCCAATAAACCTTTTGGACGTTCACGGATAAAGGAGCCGGTTCGGAGACTCATCCAGGGTTATGTCCGGACTATTGCCAACGCTACTATCGGGCTTGAGTTTGCAACGTCCCCACAAAAATACCTTTTAGGTATTACCGATGAGCAATTTGACATTGTTATCAATCAGAAATTTAAGCAATATGTCGGGTCAATAATTGCGGCGACGGCTAACCCCGAAACCGGACAGAATCCGACATTCGGGCAGCTGATGCAAGGCAATATTTCGCCCCATGTGGAAATGATCCGGATCCTCGCTACACAGTTCAGCGCGGCGACAGGGTTGACCGTAACTGATACAGGTGTGGTAAGTGAAGCGAATCCCACAAGCGCCGACGCGGTTCTGGCACAGAGTCAAACACTTATTGCTATGGCTGAACAACTTAACGTGGGGAATGGTGACGCGCTCCGGAATATCGCACTCATGGCACAGGCTATCAAAGCACAGATACCGCTTGACAGTTTATCCGAGGGGCAGCGGGATGTTATGGCACATTTTAAAAACCCTGCTATGCCATCGGTGGCAGCTACCACGGACGCAGCTATTAAGATAGTATCTGCCCGCCCTGAATTTGCAAGTACCGATACATTCCTTGAAATGATCGGCTTTGATAAAGCGAGCATACGTAAAGTTAAGGCGGAAGAGAGCCGAGCCCGGGGATTGGCATTATTAACAGAAATGGAAAACGAGATAAATGCTGACATTACCGAGACAAACGTGGGTTAAATATGTCAACCGGTTATCTGCAATAGATAAGGCTGCCGGTGATAAAATGCGACAGCTTTTTGAAATGGGTGGATTCCCACAGGACTATAAAGCATCAAAACAGATTCTTGATTATGCTAATAGTCTTGTAATGGTGTATGGAGAAGCGTCCGCGGCTTTAGCGGCTGAAATGTATGACGCGATATCAGCGCTTGAAAACGTAACCGTTCCGCCGGCTGTCCCCGCTGAGGTTCCGAGCTATGGAGAAGTCGCCAAGGCCGTCAATGGAACCATGAAAAGCGGGAATATTGAAATTGTCGCCGGTGCTATTGAAAGGCTTGTTAAATTGCCTAGCGCTGATACAATGCTTCAGAACGCAAAAAGGGACGGAGCTGAATGGGCTTGGATCCCTAACGGTGATACTTGTATGTTTTGCCTAACACTTGCGTCAAGGGGATGGCAACCGGCATCAAAAGCTATTCTGGACGGTGGACACGCTGAACACATTCATGCTCACTGTGATTGTAATTTCATGATACGCCATGACAGTTCGACAACCGTTCAAGGGTACGATCATGAAAAATACTTGGAAATGTATAAAGAGGCTCCGGGGAATAGCTCAAAAGACAAAATAAACGCCATGAGGCGCGAAGCATACGCCGAAAACAAAGAGATAATAAATGCTCAAAAGCGGAGCGCATACGCCAAACGGAAAGAGCTTAACAGTTCCAAGGCGGAAGAATTAAGGGTTAATTAAGCATCCATGAGGGTGCTTTTTTAATATATAAATCATGGCAACTCATGCCTTAAATGAGGATTTTACTCGATAGGAGGACAATTATGAGCGATATTAACGCTACTGTAACCACTCAGGACACCGGGGAAACCCAGACACGCACATTCACACAGGAAGAAGTTAACGCAATAGTCGGTAAGAGATTAGCCGAAGAAAAAGGCAAGTTTGCTGATTATGAGGATTTGAAAGCCAAGGCCGCAAAGTTTGACGAAGCGGAAGAGGCCAACAAGTCAGAGCTTCAGAAAGTGACGGAACGTGCTGCGGCGCTTGAAACGGAATTAAAGAGCATGAAACAGGCTGAAGAAGTCCGCTCTATCCGTGAAAGCGTGGCAAAAGAAACAGGCATTCCCGCTCATTTGTTGACGGGATCCACCGAAGAGGAGTGCAAGGCACAGGCGACAGCGATTGCTGATTTTGCTAAGCCGGCTCCTTATCCCGCCATTAAAGACGGTGGGGAACTTAATAATGTCGGTAAACCGTCCACGCGGCAACAGTTCGCGGAATGGACAAACGCCATTTTTTAAGGTAACACCGGACGGCAATATGGAGGCCGTTCGCTAACCTGAAAAAATTACAGGAGGATTTTAATTATGGCATCAGGAACAGCTACAAACAGAACTAACATTGATCTCCCTGTTGAGGTATCAAGGGAGATTCTTCAGAAAACTCAGGAGGCCTCAGCTATTATGAGCCTCGCACGTCAGATTGAGCTTCCCGGCAGAGGAGCTGCAATCAATGTAATCACTTCAGATCCCACGGCTGCATGGGTTGGCGAGACGGAGTCGAAGCCCGTTTCCGATCCCGGACTTGCAACAAAGATTATGCAGGCATACAAGCTTGCCGTTATCGTGCCTTTCTCTAATGAGTTTAGACGTGATGTTGCCAGCCTCTATGATGCAATCGTGGAGAGACTTCCCAGAGCGTTAGCTCAGAAATTCGATGCAACCGTATTCGGCAACGGTTCAGCTCCGGGGTCAAACTTTGACACCTTTGCAACCGCAACCGCTCAGAGCATCCAGACAAACGCATATGGTGGACTTGTAGCCGCTGATACAGATATTGCGGTTCACGGCGGTGTACTTAACGGCGTTGTACTTTCACCTTATGGAAAGGGCGTATTACTTGCCGCTACCGATGATAACAAGCGTCCTCTTTTCATCAACTCCGTAGCAGAGGGAGCAATCCCGATGGTACTTGGTGCGCCTACAAGAATCAGCAAAGGTGCGTATGTATCAGGAAGTCCGGCGGTAGTAGGTATCGTAGGTGACTGGACACAGGCACTTTACGGAACAGTAGAGGGTGTTAAGATTGACTATTCCGCAGATGCTACCCTTGACCTCGGAAGTGGAAGCACAATCAATCTTTTCCAGCAGAATATGTTCGCCGTAAGGGCAGAGATAGAAGTTGGATTCAGAGCCGATATCTCTGTATTCAACAAGCTCACAGCTACCGCTGGCGGTCAGACAGGCACAACAGGCGGCTGATGATACTAATATCAGTACCAACCTTTGAAAACATAACGCCGGAGTGCTTCAAAGCTATATACGACTTAAAAGGTGACGGTTTAATTTTTGATTACGTCAAGGGTTATGATTGCGCCAAAGCGAGGAATGAAATAGCAAAAAAAGCAATCTCCGGCGGTTATGAATATGTGCTGATGGTAGATAGTGACATCATTCTTCCCAAAGATGCTCTAATAAATATGCTCGATTCACCCGTTGATGTCTGTTTCGGGGTATATCCCCGAACAACGGGCGAAACAGAGCTATTCAAAGAGGGAACGCTAGACTTTAAGAACCGCTACACGTTCAAAGAAATCGAGAACATGGGGAAATTTCCCGTAAAAGGTAGCGGATTCGGATGTGCTTTGATTCGGACTGAGGTGTTTGAGAATATCCCCTATCCGTGGTTTGAGTTTATATCTTACGAAAATAATACATTCTTATCTGAAGATTTAGCGTTCTGCATAAAAGCCGCTGTTAGATACAAACTGATAGCAGATGCCCGGGTTAGATGTGGTCACATCAAAAAGCACGTATTGTATGGAGATTCGAAATGACAAAGATGATAAATAAGATAACAGGCACGGAAATGTGGGTAGATGATGACAGAGTGAGTGAGTATATCGCATTAGGTCATAGAAAGACCGTGCCGACACTTGACGATCTCGAAAAACCCACAGAAATAGAAAAGGCAATCAAGCGTGTACGTAAGAAAAAGGTGTAAATCATGGCATACGCAACGGTTGAGGATGTTGAAAAGAGAATAACAAGAGAATTGACCGAGGATGAGGAGTCCGTTTGTTCTGCCCTCTTGGATGATGCCGGAATAATCATTGACGCCTTTAATGCTTCAGCAAGTGCGGATATAAAGAACACCGTATCATGCCGAATGGTGATAAGGGCGCTCGGTGACGGTGATACAAGCGGATTCCCTTTGGGAGCCTCACAGGGCTCCATGTCGGGCTTGAGCTATTCACAGAGCTGGACAATGGGAGCGGGTGGCGGTGTCGGGGAGTTGTATCTTTCCAAGCTGGAAAAAGAGCTCCTTGGATATAGCAATAAAATCGGCTCTTATTCACCCGTGCAAGGTACGACGGGGGTGTCTTTATGGGATTGAAGGGAACGACTATTCAAATTGCCGTAAAAACCCAAACAGGCACAGATCCTTTTGGTGCGCCTATATATGAACCCGGATGGGAGGATGTCCCTGATGTTTTGGTCGGACAGCCAACAACGGATGATATTAAATCATCAATCGACATTTTCGGAAAGAAAATCGAGTATATGCTCGGGATCCCGAAAGGTGACACACATGATTGGGTTGATGCTGATGTACTTATCTGGGGACAGCCTTTCCGGACGTTCGGATTCCCGATAACCGGAGAACAGGCAAATATCCCGCTGCGGTGGGGACAGAATGTGAGGGTCGGACGGTATGAGTAATTTTAAATTTGAACTTAATCGGGACGGCATTCATGAACTTTTGACCAGCCCGGAAATGATGCGCGTTTGCGAGGGTTATGCAAATAAGGCAAAGTCACAGCTTGGTGAGGGTTATTCAGTAACCACGCACACGGGGAAAAACCGTGTCAATGCGTCCGTCGCAGCTCAAACATTTAAGGCAAGGCGTGAAAATGCTGAAAATAACACCATATTAAAGGCGGTGCTATCACAATGATCGAGTTAATCGTCAAAAAGTTCATAGATGATAACCTGGACTATTCCGTTTACATGGAAAAGCCCGGAAGCATAACGGAGCCTTGTTTTGTGATTGAAAAGCTGGGAGGCTCACAGGATGAGCATATTGATACCGCCACGATTGCGGTTCAGACTTACGCCCCCTCGATGTATCTTGCAGCGTCAACGTCCGAAACGATGATAAATGCCATGCTGAATGATTTTATTGCTCTGCCGGAGATCGCAAAGGTGGAGCTTAACAGTTCATATAACTTTCCTGATACCACTACCAAGCATTACCGATATCAGGCAATTTTTGAAATCTATTACTACGGAGGTAATGAATAATGCCTACAACAAACACAGTTAGCTATGTAACTGCCGGAAAGCCGAAAGCAACCGGTGCGGTATATGTCGCCCCCCTCGGCTCCACGATCCCCACGGATCCTACGACGGCACTTGACGCCGCGTATGTATGCCTCGGTTTTTGTTCTGATGATGGTGTGACAAACACCGGCAACATGGAGAGCGAAAATATTAAGGCATGGGGCGGTCAGAACGTGCTCACAACTTCATCCAGTACGGATGATACGTTTAAGTTCAAGCTGATCGAGGCTCTGAATAAGGACGTTCTGAAATTCATTTACGGGGCCGCGAACGTGTCCGGAGATCTTACAAGCGGAACCGGAATCGCCGTCGGCGTCAATGGCTACTCTCAGGACGATAACATTGTGGTTATTGACATGGTTATGAGAAACAACACCGCCAAACGTATTGTTATCCCCTCTGCCACAATATCCGAGGTTGGTGAGATCGTCTACAAGGATAATGAGGCAGTTGGCTATGATATCACACTTTCATGTGCGGCAGATGCAAGCGGCAAGACTCATTATGAGTATACATACAGAACGCCTGGCGGACAGACAGGAATAACAGGAATTTAATCTATGAAAATCAAAACGAAATCCGGATTTGAATGTAATATTAACGAGCGGCGGCTAACAGATTGGCGCTATATCAAGGCCGCCGCAAAAATGAATGAAGGTAATGAAAGCGAGATAGCCGTCCAGCTTGCCTTTGCAGTTCCTTTTCTTTTAGAAGAAGAGGGAGAAAAGGCTTTGATGGAGTTTATTGAAGATAAAAACGGGATAATTGATAGTAATAGATTGATTGCCGAATTTATCGAAATAACCCAGATTGCCGGGGAAAAGGTAAAAAAATCGCAGTCCTCATTGAGTTCATGAGGCTTGATGAGGACGCACTGATTTGCGACCTTGCAGAGACTTACCATATCTTCGATATGTATTCCCATCCTGTCGAGTTGATATCTACACTCGCGATGGGCTTGCGGAATGATAGTCGCATAAAGATGAAAGTGGCGGGCATGAAAGTAAAACCCGAATTGTTGATAATGGCGCGGATTGCTGATAACACCGCGCTTAATTTGTACGCAAAAACAAAGGACGCCCAGCACGGGCGGAATTATCCAAAATCCCTTGTGGAAGCGTTACTTACTGAAAAGAAACCATCCGAAACCCCGAAAGAGTTTAATTCGGGTGCAGAATTTATGAAGGAATGGCAAAGGTTGACGAATGGCTAGTGGAGCAGAATTAGGAAAAGCATATGTCCAGATAATACCATCGGCGCAAGGTATAAGCGGCAAAATAAGCGGGTTACTTGGTGGCGAGGTATCGGTAGCCGGTCAAGCAGCGGGGGCGTCTTTAGGGCGCTCCATGGTCGGGGCTTTAACCGGAGTGATAGCGGCAGCCGGAATCGGCACTATCTTAAAAAACGCCCTAAACGCTGGCGGTGATTTGCAGCAATCATTCGGAGGTTTAGATACCATCTACGGAAGTGCGGCTGAAGCCGCAAAAAAATACTCCGAAGAAGCGGTGAAAGCGGGAATTGCTTCCAATACATACGCTGAACAGGCGGTATCTTTTGGAGCATCCTTAAAACAGGCTTATGGTGGCGATACCATAAAGGCGGTTGAGGCGGCTAATACTGCAATACTTGATATGGCTGATAATAGTGCAAAAATGGGCACTGATATCATGTCTGTCCAGAACGCTTATCAGGGCTTTGCAAAGCAAAACTATACTATGCTGGATAACTTGAAGCTCGGATATGGTGGCACAAAAACCGAGATGGAGCGGTTGCTTGTTGATGCCGAAAAATTATCAGGCATTCATTATGATATAAGCAATCTCGGTGATGTTTATAGTGCAATCCATGTTATCCAGGAAGATTTAGGATTAACAGGTGTAGCGGCACAAGAAGCATCAGAGACTTTTACGGGATCCTTTAATGCTATGAAAGCCGCCGGTGAGAATTTTCTCGCTAATCTTACACTTGGGAATGATATGTCTCCGTATTTATCGACTTTGCTTGAAACGACGGGGAACTTCATAACAAATAACCTTTTCCCCATGATTGGGAATATCTTTCAGAGTTTACCGCAAGTTATAAGCGAGGGTTTAATTCCGGCATTAAATTCGACCATTGATTTGGCTATTCAAGGTCTAAACTTTGCGGGTGAAAACGCTGACGCTATGGCATCAACAGCCATTGATATGGTGATGGCATTGGGGACGGCAATAATCGAAGCCGCTCCGAATCTAACAAATGCCGCGTTTCAGTGTGCGCTTGCTTTTGGGAATGCCTTAATCAGCTATGATTGGGCGTCTTTAGGGGCGCAACTTCTTACGGCATTACAAGGGCTGATACCTACGGAATCCGCCACGAATATCATGCAGCCTATCCTTGACGGGATAACGGCCTCGCTTCCGGGGCTTTTATCGACAGGAGTGGAGATAATTTCCAATCTTGCAACGGGGATCTTGAACGCGCTCCCGTCACTCCTTGAAACGGCGGGCACGCTTGTTATACAGTTTGCGGATTTTGTGTTATCCAATTTGCCGACAATCATAGACGCCGGGATCCAGCTGGGGATAAATCTCGCAACGGGAATAATCAACGCGCTTCCAAAGATCGTAGAAGTGGCGCAAAAATTGATATTAGAGGCGGCGGCTACTCTGGTGAAGCACATGCCGGAGATCTTTGCGGTGGGAGTAACTATTCCGGCTAAATTGGCGGCGGGGATCTTCCAGGCACTCCCTCAGATTGTGAGTGCTGCGGTAAAGATAAATACCCAGATATTTGATACCATCTCAAGCTTTGATTGGCTCGGGCTTGGCATCGATATCATAAACGGGATAATAACCGGGGTTAAACAGATGGGGGATGCTTTCATAACAGCCATTCTTTCAATGTGTCAGGGTGCTCTGGGAGCGGTTAAACAGTTCTTTGGTATCTCCTCACCATCTAAAGTTATGGCAAACGAGGTCGGACGTTATATCCCGGAGGGAATCGCACTCGGTATTGAGCAGAACGCGGATGTTGTGACGGATGCCATGGAAGATTTAAGCGCCGATACCATTAAGGCTGCCGACATGATGGGGATAACCACAAAGGCTGACTTTTCGAGTGGCTCGGCTGATAATTCGGCGATACTTGCTCGTATGGATGCAATGCTGACAATTATGTCGAGATACTTCCCGGAGATCGCTGCACAGCAGAAAGAGCTGGCAATATCCGGGGATTTTAACATAAACGCGATTAATCGCTCACTAGGGACTATGATGGCATGATTAAGAAATTAGAGCGGACATTTGATCTGATAAATAGCAAAGGCGAAGCATACACCCTTTCAATGACCGGCACTCATACCGGATTTTTTTATGATGTGGAGGGGTTAGGCTCTGAGCATTCTATCACTTATGAGCGGATAGGGAATCAATTCAATATCCTCGAGGATGATATCAACCAGGGCTCTGTCGGTGGCGTGATTTGGTTCCGGTCAAAATATCCATATCATGAGTATGTGCGGTTTGTTCAGTTCTGCGAAGAATCCCCGATAATCTTGAGATATTTAACCCCTGTCGGGGAGTATTTCAGAGAGGGCAATATAACCAAGATCGAGAAGAATGAGGGCGGTGAGGATGCCAGGGCAAAGATCATCTTCACTGCTTCATCCCTTTGGTATAAGAAAGTCAAGGAAACCGCCTCCGGATCCGTAACAGTTAAATCCGACTCGCTGAATGAAAGCCCGTGCTGCTTATCATTTACGGGCGTCACGGTAAGCAACGGCACGCTTTCATGGTCTCAGAAAGTGGACAATGTGACAAAGATGTCCGGGAGCCTTACAGGTGTAACGATAAGCTCCACAGATCGGGTGTATATACGCACGGATGGCAATCCATACCAGATATATAAAGTTTCGAGTGGCGGAACTAAGACGGATCTTTACGCCAAGTCAAACTTTACAACGGCACGCTTTCCCTTTCTGTATAAGGGAACTAATCAATTTATTGTCACGGGAGCCACGATAACGATAGAGGGTAAAATTCTTTATGAAACCGTATGAAGTAGAGATTTTCGATAGAAATTTCAATTTCAGATATAACGCTCTGATTGATGAGAGCGGTTTTTCATATAAGTACGACGCCCTTAGTATCGAAAAAAACAACGTCACGCTCCTGGATGATATCACCGTCCGGAAGAGTGCCAACAGTGGAACCGCCGGAGACCGGACAATATGCCTGTCCGATTATATCCGGATAATGGGTAAAAATATCGAAGTTTCCGGAATAATCATCAAGATCGAAAAGAAAGATAACACCACTGTTATCACTTACTCCGATTTATCCATGTTATTCGATCATGAAGTGATGATTAACACGGAGGATATCACCAAAACGTATATCGAGGATTATCTCCGGAAGTTACTTCTTCAGGAGTTCTCCACTACATCCGACACCACGCAGCGGATTTATGGTTTAAGCGTTACCGCTTCCACGCATACGCCGGGTACTTTTGATTGGTATAACACAAACGACGTTAAATCAATCATAAACCTTTACAACGATTATATTCAGCCCGCTTTCAGGAATTATCTGGTACTGACAAAGATAATGCTGAATATTCCGAGTAAAACAGTTTCCGTGGATATCCGGAAAGCTGATTCCAGCTCCGTCAAGGTAATCGAGGGGAGCCTTAAGAATGTAGTCGCTGACAATTACACGCTACGTCAGGACGGCGACGAGATAAACAAGGTGACGCTCTATGACGTCAAAAATGACACATATACACGGTACAACTATTACCTACATGCTTCCGACTATTCATATAGTCAGACGGATTCCGACAGGCTTGTCCCCGTCAATAACAAGGTAGAAACTTTTGACACGGGGGTCATCACTGAGGCAGGATTCTGGAAAGAGCCGAACAATGCGCTCGGAATTATTCAGAATTTGATTCAGTACAATGGGGATTTATCAGCGGCACAGATGACGTCGCTGCAGAATGCCTTTACGGTTATATTTCCATATTTCAAGGTGGGTTTTCAACAGACTATAAGTGCGTCGGGATGGTTCGAGGATAAAGCAGATTTTAAGTATAACGCAAGCGGTGGCTCACCGTATTATCCGATATTTGATGATCCGGGACTCGATCCCACAATGAATGTGGATTATTATAACTGCTTTGCAAAATATAAGGCATTGGATAATTGGTATAGTGACAGTGCTCTTATGACTCCGGACGGAGATGGTAATCTGTTTTATACCTATAAATTTAATTCCAAGACTACCACAATTTCATCAAGTAATTTGGATTTTCGGACTCCTATTAAAGGATACGAAGCTGGCACGCCTGTTATCCCTCCGGGATCATGGGGTTATGCACATACAGACGAACAGCCCGCCGAAGTGGTAAACGTGGTAACAAAAAGGAACGGCATATTTGGGTTAAAAGGTTATGGTAAATCTGTCGGTTATGAAGATTCTGAACAAGGCCGGACATGGCGGCCAACTAAAAATTCAAATTACTCCCATCTTCATGTGTTATTGCCTTATAAAATCATGGCAAAAGGCGGACAGAGGTCAGAATCATCAACTCCGGGACAGGCTTACGAATACTATGTATCATCCGCCGTTAATATATCCGGCTACTTGAATATAGCAATAGCCTATTCTGATTTGACTTCCGCTATTAATGCTTACAAGAGTTCAGCACAATATCAGGCGGACTATGCAGCATATAAAACACGGATGACTAATCAGCTCATAGACGCTTACGTGACGAAACAATTTGCAACGACAAAATTCAAAAACGTGATTGAATTATCCTTTATGGCGACGGATTCCATGATTAACCCGCTGACGATGAACATAAGCCAGATCGTGGAGATCATAAAGGACGGGAAATCATACAACTCAGTATTGACGGGGCGTGAAATCAAGAACGGCCTCGTTAAATTGATTTTCGGGATGATCCGGTTGGATCTCACCAAAATACTAAACATGAAAGGAGTGTAAGAAATGGCGATAAATGCACAAAATACCGAGCTAAGCGTCACGCCGGGGGGGATTATTCCAATAGTCCATGTGTCGCAGTACGACGTGGATCGTGTCCTGACGTTTTCGCTTATGGACGGGAATAACGCCGCAAGCATTCCGGCTGGTGCGACGGTTGCCATTGAGGGCACGAAACCGAGCCACCACGGATTCAGCTATGAGGCGACATTATCCGGAAGTGTGGTCACGGTAAACACCACTCAACAGATGACCGCCGAACAGGGCACGACGGATTGTAAGATTAAGATCATGTCCGATACTCAGGTCATCGGGACGGCGCTCTTTTTACTTGAGGTGGAACAGGCCGGGCTTGCGGATGATACGGATATTTCGGAAACCGATATCCCGATGTTTGTATCTCTTGCTTATGAACAGGAGGCCAATGCTGCAGCGAGCGCCCTGAAAGCCGAGGGTTATGCCGTTGGCACTCAGGACGGGGAGCCTGTGGCGTCAACGAGTCCTTATTATCATTACAACTCAGAATACTTTGCAAATCAGGCGGCGAGTGAGTCCGAGGATGCCGAGTATTGGAGTGGTAAATCCCAGGAATACGCCGAGGATGCAGCGGAGCTTTACAACGAAGTAAGCGCCATGATAGCGATCATTCACATGCTCGTCGGCACTGTCCACATCGTTGACCATAATAACAATAATATCACCACGCAGAACGGTGATAGGTTGATTATAAACTACTAAGGAAAGGAGATAACGCTTAAATGGCTGACGTAAAAATATCGGATCTGGGGGCGGCGGTTGCGCTCACAGATAGTTATTATTCTGTTATTGACAATGGCACAAACACCAACAAAGTATCAGCTCCCGTCATGCGGGAGTATTTTGTTGGAGATTTAACGGCACTCGACACGCTTGTCAAAACGAGCGTCGTGGCGGCTATCAATGAGATCGTGGCGGCGCTGGGGATAAACATACTGTATTTTACTTCCGTCGCTTGTTCGGCTACAACGGGAGATTTTGCGACGATATCCAACGCAAATATCACGGCGGATCATGTGGTGGCGCAAATATATTTCGCAAATTCAGCGGCAATAACGAGCGAGGTTACAGTAACCACAAGCGCCGGAAGTGCGGTGATAAACGGCACATGTGCGAGTGCTACCACTTGCGACATTCTTTTAGTTAAGAAAAGCAATTAAATAAAGGAGGTTAAAGGAAATCATGGACAACAAATTCTTTTTGACACAGATTAAACGTACCAATGGAACCTATGAAAAGGGCGTGGTGGTAAAGGACGATGAGAACGCCGCAAGGCAGAGCTTCCACGCTTATCTGGGGGCGTATGGATATGGACATGACGCTGCTACTGATTATGTATCTGTATCAATCCAGAACATGGCCGGAGCGGTGATTCTTAGCACCGTTGACAACAGAATCGCAGAGGACGAAGAGGAGGCAACAAATGAATAATAACATAAGATATGGGGGGGTACTTCCCGAATACAGAAGAAAGGAGGACAGGCACACTAACTTGTTCTCCGTTCAGACCCGCAACGAAGTTGAAAGGGGGTCTGAGGTGTAAGGAGGTGATCCTCCGTGGGTAGTAGTAAAATACCGTGTGAATTTCTTATACATAAAGATGATATTTCTGTCACAATTTCCGAAGGCCATGTATGGAGTAACGGCACAACTTTTACTTTGCCGACTATGAACGAATACTCAATAGCAGGTATAACCGCTTATTCGCAGTCTCAGGCATTAGTTCCCAGTGGAATTTATAGAAGCGGTACAACTGTTAAGGTGTTTATTTATAACATGGGTGAAGGGTCACGAACAGGAACTATAACATTGGTAGTGTTATACAAAAGAAACTAGCCACAAACACCGAAAATATGAATGGGTACAAGTAAGATACCATCACAACAAGTAAAATCAGTAACAGTCACAAAAAAAACGAATAGCTCTGGATATATAGAAGGAACTACATACGATCTTTTTGGAGTACCTGATGCGAAAATTTTAGCTGTTTATTTCGAAAGGGGTACTTATAGCGCATTTAGAACTGTTTCGATTATGGACTACGGTACATATGGATACAGGCTAACATTCAAGAATAGTGGTTCTGATGTAGTGAGCAGTAATGTGACTTTTACTGTTTTTTATTTGTAAATAAGTGCCTAAACAGGTAAATGGGTACAAGTAAGATACCAGTAACAACTAGCATTAAATATTTTGAAAACACCAACGGAACGGGAATTATACAATCAGACATATTGATTGATAAGGTTCTCAATGCTTTTGTATCCAATTCCGCTGATTCATTTATTTGTCGGCAGGAAGGCTATAATAATGATAATGGGGTGAAAAAGGCGATTTTTGCCATAAGAACAGCCTCATCGAATCAATTAGCTACAGGAGCAGCTTTAAAAATAGGTGTGCGATATATGGTGTAATCACCCACAGGTGGCGTGTCTTATAGGTGGGAAATGGGGGAAGAAATGTACGAAAAGAACTTACACGAATTTTTTACAGAAATGGCGAGGAATCCGTTTATCATCACAACGGCTACGGCGGTGTGCCTTGATACTATATTAGGGCTACTCCGAGCCGTAAAGGAGCATGGGTTTAACTCATGTTTTGGAATAGACGGGGCTATCAGGAAAAGCGGAATGCTGGTGTCTGTCCTGTTTCTCATGTTTACGGATTTTGTGGTAAAAATCAACTGCATTTTCTTTGTTCCACAAGAGATCCGGGAGGCTATGGGATTGACAAAGGTGGGAATGGGAGAGTTTTTCTGCATCCTCTTTTGTCTTTATGAAGCGGTAAGCATACTGAAAAATATGTACTTGTGTGGTATGCCTATCCCGGCGGGTATAAAAGCATGGCTTGAAAAGTTCCTGTTGGAAATGACAAAGGAAATTAAGGAAACCCGCAAAGAGGACAAGGTTCCCGAAGTGAAAGAGGCAGAGGGGTAAACATGGCATATACAGATGAATCTTTCTTTGAAGCAATAAAGCCCTTTGTACTTGACGATATGCGGAAAACGGGCATCCTTGCAAGTTTGACGGCAGCACAAGCCCATGTGGAAAGCAAAAAGGGCAACTCCGGTTTGACGGTCAAGGCTAACAACCTTTTCGGGATAAAGGGAAACTATCAGGGGCAATCCGTGAAAATGCTTACGACTGAATACTATAACGGTGCGCCTTATAAGGTTATGGCAGACTTCCGCAAGTACCCCTCATGGGCTGAAAGTATTGCCGATCATTCTGCCATGTTTAACCGCATGAAAAGATACGCCAATCTCCGGGGATGTACGGACTATAAACAGGCTTGCAAAAATGTAGAGGCTGACGGTTATGCTACTTCAATCGACCGGAAAACTGGAAAACCGAACTATGCAAGCACTCTTTTATCACGGATTGAGAAATTCCATCTGTACGAATGGGATCAGGAAGTATTGAGCGGAAAGCCTGTTGAATCGTCCGAGCCGAATAACCATAACCCCTACAATGAACCCACGAAGAATGTTAAGTATGGGAGCCGGGGGAATGATGTGAGGTGGGTACAATTTGCCTTGAATCATTGGTACTATGATAAAACCGGGCTGATTCTTGGCTTAAAGGTTGACGGGGATTTTAAAGACAAAACAAAACTTGCTGTGATTGAGTGCCAGAAATTGATGTTCCCGGACGATCCTAAAGAATGGGATGGGATCGTTGGAGTAAAGACCCGTAAAAAACTGAAAACATAATATCTCATATCTATCTCCTTAAATTTGGGACGTGATCGGATCGGATCCGGTTGCGTCCCGTTTTTTTATTGTTTGAATTGTAAAGACAATTTGCACACAATTTGTGTCATGTTTCGTGTCATGTCGTGTGTATAAGGGGTTGTAAACCCTTGATAATACGTTATATGTTTTGGGGAGCCAAAAAACCGAAAAACACCGTAAACACGCTATTTGTGGC